GGTAAAGTACCATCAGGTTTTTCTTCTTTTGCAAAACCTACTTTACCGTACTTATAAATTATACCTTTGTACTTGCCTTCTAATAACTTTATACAAGTAAAGTCATCACCATCTCTTTGTACGTAAACGTATTTTTTATTCTTCGTCTGATCCGTAGCTGAATTTTCTTTTTGCGTATTCATCTATCTTGTCTAATACCTCTTTTGTAAAATACTTTTCAGGTTCATCATTGATGTTTTTACCAAACACTTTAGAACCATCTGGCATTTCGTATCTTGTAGAAACTTTTTTAAATATACCTGCTTCTTCTCCAAGTTCTAATAGACCGTAATACTTATCAAGTCCTTTTTTATAAGTTAGTTTGACATCAATTTGTGCATTTTCTTTTGTTAAACGTGATTTGTAATTTTTACAATGTATGATATTACCGACAACTTCGGTACCGTCTTTTTCTTTTCTCTTACCAAGATAGATGATTGATGAAGCGGCATATTTTAAACCACTACCACCACCCATTTCTTTTTGTGGGAACATTGAACCGATAACATCATATGTGTGATTGGTCATTATCATTGGTATATTTGCTTTACCAAGTTTCAATGTTAATACTCTAAATGTTGATTTGACTATTTGTGATCTAGTCATATCTCTTGTTTCTTTACCAGCAGCAGTATCTTCCATTTCTTTTGTAGTAGATAACATTCCTAAACTATCTAATACAAACATTAATGGTTTTCTTTTATCTTCTGGTTGTTCTAAATATTTGTCTATAATCTTAATTGATTGTGCTCTAAATTCTTGTACTGTGGCAACTGGTACAATTACCATTCTAGTAGAATCAACTCCTCTAGTTTCAATCATCTCTTTTGAAATGGCACTTTCTGATTCAAAATAAATTACACCTGCGTCTTTGTCTGTGTCTAAAAAATGTTTACAAATACCTAATGCAAAGAAAGTTTTACCTGTTGCGGCTTCACCAGCGATTGCTGTAATCTTATTGCCTGGCATACCACCATAGATACTACCTGATAGTAAAGCGTTAAATGAGTATGAACCTGTGTCTATAAAACTTGTTACATCTGCACTATCAACTCCTTCACTTACTAAACCAGCATATTCATTGCCGGTTTCTTTAATTATGTCTTTTAGAAAATTGCTCATATTCTTCATACTCCTTTTGTGTATAACTTATCGTGTACCATTTAATACCTAGACTATAACATATTTCTTTGATTTTGTCAAGGTCTTTTGCTGGAAAACTGTGATTTAAATATTGTTTATTTTTGTATATCGTTATCATCATCAAACGCTTTTTCCCAACCTTCTTTTGCTTTTAATATTATAGGTCTACCCTTAGGTTTTGTGAGTTGCTTAGGTATGTTAGGATCTGGTTCCCATTCAAATCTCATAGAAACATCTTCTGGAATCCAACTTTTTGGTGGATCTTCATAATCATCACTTCCAACTCTATCCCATAATATATTTTTAATTTCATTTTGATCCATTAAACCAAACTCATTATGTACTCTATTTTTAAATTGTTCAGCTATATTAAAAATAATTTCTTTATTATATGCAATTTTTCTTTGATAGTCCCAATACTCTTTTAAATCTGTATATTGTTCTTTTGTGATCGGCATTACCATACTATTTATCTTATTATATCTATAACGTTCATTGTTTGGGAATTCCAAACTTCTAATTCTTTTCGTACTTTATTTTCTAGTTTTAAATTATTATATCTACTTGTTGCTTTTTTCTTCCACCAATCAATAATGTTTTCTAAATTATGTTTATCAAAATTTTGTCCTTTAATTAAAGTATCTGTTTTGCCTAACAAAACATCTTTTGCATTTTCATATCCATAATCAGACATATAAAATCTTTTTTGTGTTGTAATACCTTCAGCACTAGATATTGCTTTTACAAATTTATCGTATTCATCTTTATGAGTATCTTTTAATGATGATTTAATTAAACTAATAATTTTTTGCATTATTTTTAGTTTACGACTTGAAGCACCCTTGTGTATTATTTCATCATTAATTTCTTTTTCAATAATTTTTTTAATAGTGGTATATTGTGTATCACCCAATGATGGTACAAATTTAGACAATGTATCACCCTTATAACGTAAAAATGGTTTTAATCCATCATACATTGATGTACCTTTTATATTGCCATATAAACTTGTAGTTTCAAATAAACAAAATTCTGTATTGTATTTTTTATTTAACATTTCTCTAACTTTATGAGAACAACAAATTAATGCTAGTAACTTACCACCCAAATAATTAAAACCAAAAGGTTGTACAGGAACAATAATAAATCCCATAATAGCACGTTTATTGAAGATAGATAATTCTGGTGTTCCGTTTAAATACTCATTACGAGGTTTAGAGTTAATCATAGGTGACGCTAATTTTATGAAACCTATAACAGTATTGGTATTTTTTTCTTTTACAAGTAATTTTAGTTCTTTACCTGGTGCTTGTTCTGGTGTGAAACTTGCAACTTTTTCTAACATAGTGTCAAAGACTTCATTTTTATTTTCAGCAACATCTATATCCATTTCTTCAGGTGACATATCATAATTTTGAAACATATCATCTTCAATAGAAAAACCTGGAATAGGTGTTGGAATATCTTTTACTCTTTCAATCTTTTTAATTCTAAAGTAATCATCTATACGTTTAAAATCACTAAAAAAATCTATTATTATTTTACTACAATTTAATGCTGTTTCACTTGTAATCTTCATTATTCCACATCCATAACATAATTAATACTAGTACATAACATAATATAACATATAATATTGCTAATGTCAAGTTCATACAAATTTATCTATCTCATTACCCCAACTATCCCATTTATCACGTTTTGTGCGAGCAAATAGTTCAATATATGGACCTTCAAGTAATTGTTCTATACGGCCATATATCTCATCTGGTTTTCTGGAGTGTTCTCTACGATTTGATACAACTAACTGATCTACATTACTGGACATTCTTCGAGGTTTACCTTTAGTCGCAAGTAGAGCCATTTCAGGATTGGCACGTGTCCAATAACCTAAACCTTTAAAGTAATCGTTATTGTTTTTGTTTTGTTTAACCCAAGTAAAAGCAACTGTCTTATAAGTGAAACCCCACGCCTCTATAACTTTAAATGCTTGTTGTAGAAACGGATCGGTCACCCACATTATAAGGGTGGAATTGCCCTCAGCAAGGTTGCTAACAGGTAGAGAAATAATGTCAGAAAGGCCAGCGCACTTATAATGCTTAGTGGCGTTCCTTCCCTCTCCCTTTTCTGAATATGATTTAAAATACCACGGAGGGTCAGCATAAATTACCTTATATTGTTTGTTTATATTACTTATATCCATAACTCATCATTACAAATTTAATTAGTATGTAAAAAGCGAATAGGTGCCATACTCTAATCACAGGATTAAATGCTAGTATTTGACCGAATCTAAATGCCCAAAAAATAGTTAAATAAAATATTGCTATTTCTATCATCCAAAAAATGCCTCTAAACTTGCTTTCGGTTCATGTGACCAACCAATAGGTTGTAAGATGAAAGTCATAGGATCAATAAATGTCTTTTGAAACTGCACCTCATAATCTATATATTTTTCTAACTTAAATTCTTTAGGTAACTTTGTAACATAACTTATCACATCAAACTTAAATGGATTTGCTTCTAATAGTTTAATAAATTTAATTTTATCACCTTCTTGTATTAATGGATACTTGTTTTGTAAATTGAATTGTTTTATTTGATGATTATATATCAACGCACCTTTTACGTGAATAGGAGTTGATTTGATAAATATGTCGGAACTACTATAATATTTTTTCATATTGTTACAACTTCTAGGAAAAGATATTTCTTCAGCAGACAGATTAAAAAATTCTGTTCTAAAGTCAGCAATAAACTTATGTAAATCTGATTCTTCTTTTGACATAACAAGTTTGATTGCTTGTTTAATTCTAGTTCTACATATCTCTGGTGTTGATGACTTAACTGCCTCAATACCCATAATCTTTAATTTAGGTTCGTCAAATGTAATACCTTCTTCGTCTAATACATTTAACATATATCTTTTTTTAGCAGTCCATATACCTTTGTCGGCAATAACTTCTCGTTTCATTACCATACAATTTTTAAATGCGTTTGTGTATTCTGCAAGTTGATTAAAACATTTTTCTAGGAATGGTTCTATTCTACCTTCAACAACTTTATTAATAAATCTTAATTTCTGTTCAGTAGTTTTGTCTTTACACACTTGTTCTACTAACTTATCTAAACAAAGATAAATGGAATCTGTATCGGATGCCACAACATAATCTATCTTATCGTGTGTCTTTAATATATTATTCATATATTCGTTTACATTCTTTTCAATAAAACGAATTACAAACTGACCTGCAAGTGTGATTGCCATTGCCTGTCTTACATCATAATATCTAAAATATTGATTACCGATTGCACCGTAAGCACTATTTAATGCAATCTTCTTTGCCCATTGAATATTGTGACAACGAGCAATCTCATTTAATAGACTAGGGTCTTTTGTTTCATTATAAGTTTTTTTCGCCTCTAACATTTTTTTCTTATACGTTACACGATCATTATACATTTTACCTAATAGTTTAGGTAAAAAACCTTCACTATCAGTTTTGAATAATGCACCGTTTGGTGTTATAGTTGCACCTTCCGTTTTAAGATATGTTAGAGGCGTTGCCTGATTTAACATCTTGTTCACCGTAATACCATTTGGTTTCATACCTATAATCTTTTCGGGAGAAATATTATATTGCATAATCAAATGTGGGTATAGTGAATTGATGTCAAACGAAACAATCCATTTGTGCATACCTACTAGAGGATCTTTTACATACGCACCAGGATACTTCTCATCTTTTAAGTTATCTTCTTTTGGTGGTATGACTATGTTATCTTTACGTAAGAAGTTATAGATTAATGTATCCCAAAATCTAACTTGTGAAAATACATCTTGGTAATTAACTTTTGCCTCATACGCCATTGTTAAGATAAGTTCAATCAGTTTTAATTTATCTTCTAACTGGTCAACAATCTCAACATCTTTAATATTGTAATCAATAAATGATTGATAATCTTTTGTATACCATTCTCTAAATGTATCGTAAGGGTTTTCGTCTTTAGGTAATCCTAGTTCTACTTTACCAATATGATCTAACTTATAACTTTCTTGTCTAACAGGAATAAACTTTTTATATAGATCAAGGTAATCTAACATTGCAATACCATATAAATCATAATGCAATTGAGATTGTCCTCTTACAACAATCTCTTCCGTACCTACTAAATTCCAAGGCGATAATCTTCTTACAACTTTTTCATCTGTTAGATATTTAATTCTATTACACAAATAAGGCAAGTCAAAAAACTTTGTATTCCAACCTGTGATTACATCTGGATAGTTCTTCATCCAAAACTTCATAAACTCCATAATCAATGCCTTCTCGGACTTACATCTTATATAAGTTACATCTGTTCTATCTGTTTTAAACTCGCCTGTACCCCACGTAATAATTTGTTTGTTAGATTGATTTTTAACTGTGATTGCTAATAGTTCTTCAATAGGATTTTGTACATCTGGAAAACCATTTTCTGCACCACACTCTATATCAAGTGTAAATATTTTAATGTGTTTTTTAGAAAATTGTATTTCTTTTGGAAACTCGTCTGCAATATATTGATACTGATAACGATCCATACCAAAGATAGGTGCATTTTCAGTATTATAACTTCTTTTAAAATCTCTTGCCTTTTTAATACTACCAAACTTAATTGGTTTTAAACATTGACCAGTAAGTGTTTTAAATTCTGTATCTTCTTGTGAGATTGCATAAAGAGTAGGACTATAATCAATCTTCTCTTTATATTCTTTACCCTCGTGTACACCTCTTACAAGAAGTTTACCGTGATGTTCAATTACACTTTTATAAAAGTTCGTCATCTCTTAAATGAAAGGTTATATTGTCAAGTTCTTTAGTTAACATTATCTGACAACCCAATCTACTAATACCTTTCTTATATCCATTTTCATATTCTAATAATTCTTGTTCAGGTGTATTATAATCTATTTCACCTAATTTGTC